CGCCGACTCACACATTGTCTGTGCCATTCATTATCAAGCAGAAGCGGACTGCTCCGCCGGGTTCAACCGGTCGGGCAACGGACTTGGTTACCGTCATCCGTGGCGGTAACGATGTGGGCGGTTTACCGGTTGTCATGCCGGTACAAATCCGCATCGAGGTCACGCGTCAAGCCAATATGGCTAGCGCCGATGTAGCGGCAGCCATTGCGCTCGCCCGTGAGATCGTTGCCTCGACTAACTTCGATGCCCTCGTGTCTGGCCAGTCATATCTCCAATGATTCGCTTTCTCACCCCGATTATGTCCGGTTTAACCGGCTGTAGGGTGGCGATCTTGGTACTGGCCTTGATAGCGCTACGTAGCGCCGGCATCGTTTAACCACAACGGAGACAAGCTAATGGCGACGTTCGCCGATGCTAGCCTGGTACCCACCGTGTGGGACTTGGCACTTGCCTATGTGACGGACTGCTCCTTTCCGCCCGCTATCGGATACCCTCTTATCGAGGCCATTGTGGCCGAGGACATACCGACCTTAGCGCGGGCCACGAAGTTGCTCCCTGAGTATCGGAGCGACCCAGCAACCTGGCTCAAGTTACGCCAGGTCGAAGCATTCTTCAAGAAGAATGCTTCCTTCACTGACGACATAGCGGCCCAGCGCAATGCTGTTGCTTCATTTTTCCAATCGGAAAAACAATGTCGTATCACCAACCGTCGTCTCCAGTACTTTCTGGTTGACAACCCCGAACGGCTTGATTACCGTTTCCCGGGTTATACGGAGTATGTGTCCACAGCGCGCAAGGCGCTTCGGCATCTGCTGGGTGATTGTGAAGAATTTACGCGAACTATAGGCACCCGCCTACGCGTTACGGACGGAGCTACCGCGACTAGTCCCCGCGCACGATCGCTGCCCTTTCTTAAGGTTACTCGGAAACTTCGAGTCCCTGAGCGAGCGATCCCCCTGGTTGGCGACGTACTTCGTCAATTAGGTTTCGACGAGAGTGTAGTGCCGACGAAGTATAGGACTACGGATTTCAACCGGGTCCTCTTCGTAACTAAGAACTTCCTGACCAAGCGAGTCATTGCAGGTGAACCTGCCCATGTGATGCCTATCCAATTGGCTTTCGACGCATGGACCAAAGATCGGCTTAAAACCGTCTGGGGTATTGATCTACGCTCCCAGGCCCGTAGCCAGCAATTGGCTAAGAAGGGCAGCATCGACGGATCGTGGGCAACCATTGATCTCGAACGTGCTAGCGACACAGTTTCGCTTCTGGCAGTGGTCTTGCTGTTTCCTTTACGCTGGGTGGAATTCCTTTTGGACACCCGCTCTCCCGAATGGCAAATGCCTTCTACGGGAGCCTGTGGTCGTTATGCAAAGTATGCCTCAATGGGCAACGGAACGACGTTCACAGTGGAAACTGCAATCTTCGGCGCGCTTTGTGCAGCAGTAGGTAGCCGTGACCACATGGTTTATGGCGACGACATCTGTATCCGACAAGAGTATGTCGGTGAGGTGATCAAGCTGCTGAACTTCTTTGGGTTTACCGTTAATCGTGAGAAAAGTTTCTACTCACGGCCGGACGACACATTCTTCCCATTCCGGGAGTCGTGCGGTGCGGACTGGTTCGCCGGACAATGGGTTACTCCCTTTTATGTCCGTCGTATTCCCACGTCCCATACGGAGTTTCACCACCTGATAAATGGGTTGGTGAAAGTAAGCGTCCCTGAAGGACGGGTATGGCACTTATGTGCCACCCTGACGGCTTCGATGGCCTCGCATGTTGTGCCATTGAACACTGACTCCACGCTTGGCGTCTTTGTTGACCCGTCAACCGCTTACGACCTAAAGCTCATCCGGACTGCGCACCGGTCAACGTCTGACAAGAACCATCCTGGTCCTTGGATCCCCTTCTTCTGGGGTATGGCCTCCACGGCCGATTCAGACGCTGTTCCGCGATACAATCGCGGTCTCCGCCCATACTTACTATGGTTTCTGGAGAAAGAACCGTTCCCTGTCATAGAGGCCCTTCGGAACCCTCATATGGCGCTGCAGTATTTGCAGTATCGCGCATTCGGATCCCATCGTGACGATCATAAAGCCATCAAATCTAGCCCGTGGGCTCTGGATGGCCGCGTCACATCTCTCGTCGAACCGGTACCACAGGTCACTCGCGCAATGCGGACCCTGTATGTACCTCCGCCAAACGTCCCAGTGTACATGTACTACTGGTCAACGTTTCTACTTGATTCCATGCCTCCGGGCTGCCAAGTAGGCCGGCGTATCTTCCGCGCTTAGCGGACCCACCCCTGATCAGGTCCTAAGGGGATTGGCTGGGTAGGACCCCAACA